TTGGCCACGGTTACATCCTTGCCTGATATCCGGGAAACATGCTGGGTGCATTAGTTCTAATGTCTGCAGGGTTTTTGCTGTGATGTACATCATCACCGGCTGGGAAAGCAGCACCCATTGGTGCCACAATAGTGTTTGGTTCGTTGGCGAATTCTGCATCTCCGAGATCTAAAATTCCAGCCAAACGCTGCATGTCCTGCATTTCTTGTTCAGGATCAACTTGTACGGTAATAGCCAGAGCAGGTTCTGCAGGAGCTTCTGCATTATCTATAACATCCAATACGCTGCGGATAATATCTGTGATCTTCATAAGAGTATTTAGCAAAAAGAAACCCGCCGAAGCGGGTTAAAATACTGCCTAAGGAGCACCACATACTACTGTACTACATAATTTTCAAGTTCAAAATAGCTATTGCCGCGGGCAACACTGGCTTCAATGATTTCGTCCCAGGCACCTGCTGCTTCGTTAACAAATCTGTTTTCGGCTGAAATTTCTATTGCATCAACCAGACACATTAGTGCTTCTCTATACTCATCATTGTCGATGTTAGCTACGTGCTCGCGCATGAAATCAATCACAGCTTCCATTTGCGGAATATCCAGATCTGTAATAGCAATACGATCTTCGAGAATATTATCTACCAATTTATCAATATCCATTACAGTGCCCTAATATGATCAATAAGTTGATTAGCTTCCGGAAAACCTTGAGCTTCTTTTGCCTGCACTGCACCTTCTATCATTTCCATATGTATAGAATGCAGTTCCTCAAGTTGTCGATTGATAATCTGACGCTTGCGTCCTAATCCTCGAGCATAGCGTATTTCTTGTCGCGCTCGGTTAAAAGTATTACTAAAGTCTTTGGGTTCCATTTTGATCTCCTTAGTCGGGTGCTACACCAGAATCAATATCACGTCCTTCCCAGTGGGCTACTGTGACACACACTTTATTTTTCTTGAACTGATTAAGTCCAGAAATTTTAGTAGCCATACAGGCTTTCTTGGTAGCAAAAGGCCCAAGTTCAAACTTGTCAACAAATTGACCACTGGTGGTATGCAATGCAATAATCAAGATCCAGCCTGCGGTCATGCTGCCTCCTGCTTGCGATGCTTGGGTTGTCGTTTGAACTGCCGTTTGTTTTCTACCGTACGGCTCTTGAATGGTGAGCCAGCTTCATGATTAGCTATTTACTGCTTCTTTGTGTACTGTGAATCGATACAGTGCATTGCACTCTAATAGAAACTGTGCGCCTACGTCCATGCTCACATAATTTTCACCTTGCATGCCCATCTCGCTGTAACTAACATCAAGGATAGCGTCCGGGCTGAATCCCATGACATTTTCCATGCAAGTCAGGAAACTGTGCTTCCACATCATGTCAGTGTAAATTAGACCATCTGCATCAACGTCCCATTCTTTAGGATCAAAGTATGCCCTGAGCTCACCAAATGTGCCGTCTTCATCAATGTAGGCCAAACGCACACGGTTGATTGGTACGGTCTTGACTGTGTTAGACCAGTAGCCTCGACCGTCGGTTTTGGTAATAAAATTTACTTTACGGTCAAGCATCATGCTGCCTCCAACTCTTTGATCTGTTTAAAAAGTTTCTCTCGCTGAAAGTCTATGGCAATATTTGTCATCTCGTCAAAACATCCGGCCATCTCGTCAAGATTGATCAGCTCGTTGTACAATACATCAAGCAAAGTTTGGTCAGCCATACAATTACTCCTTGTCCATAACATAAGTGAACAGAACCCACTTGGCACGATTCAGCTGTTGGCGTGCATCTTCGGCACGGTTGAAATCAACTTCACCGTATTCGGTGCTAATCATTTCTTGTGCATCGCTCATCATACTGGCAGCGATCATTGCAGGGCCGCTGAACTTGAAAGTGCTGCTGCTCTCTACTGCTTCGCGCATCTGCGCTTCGGTGCAACCGTACATTGAAACTTGGCGGATTTCTTGAGTAGTAAGACCTTCGAATGCTGTTCTCATTTGTTACGCTCCTTATTAGTTACTATACCTATATTATACAGAAATGGGTATTTTTGGTCTACCAAAAGATCTGTTGCTATTTTAGTAATGATTGTTGTCGTCGTTGTGGGCAAAGTAAGCCCAAATAGCCAGTATTGCAAAAATTATAACTATCCAAATCATAACAATTTAATAACAAGTCCTATTGTATAAATTGCAAGAAGTGTTGCATTTATAACAATAAGACTCCACTCTCGCCATTTTATTGCAACAATGAGCCACAGTAAGGCGCCAAAGTTAAGCAGGGCCGGGCCCAATGGGTAAAGGTTAATAGAAGTGCAAATGGCTCCTGCAATTGTTACTAAAGTTGCAAGCCACTTAAGATAAAATGTCATGTCCTTTTTCATGCTCTTAGTATAGCAAAAAGGATCTTTTTGGTCAAGTAAACAAAATGTTAATGAATTGTTAAGTCTTCGTGGAATTGTGCTAAATCAATAACACCCAAGATCTTCATTATTTTGGTGATGTTTTTAGGTGGTTTGTCAGGAACGATTTCAGGAATAAATGCAAACTTTAAATTACCGTCTGCATCAAAGACGAAACCGTAGTCTTCTTCTCCAATTTCGTCTTCTATGCTGTATGCTACTTCTTCGATTTCAATTTCGGCACGTTTGGTCATCGCTGCCTCCTGTTCTACGAGTATTTATGGATTATTTGAACAGGATCAAGGCCATTAGTACAGCCTGGATTACAAAACCCAGCCCAATTGTTACGATATTGAGTAAATCTTTTAGAATTACAGCTCGACCAAAAAGTAACACAAGTCCTAACCACATAAACAAAACAACATCCACACTTGGTGTAGAATCTGTTAGTCCGGTTAGTAATGCAAGTAAAGTAGGAACAGTAGAAGCATGTAAAGCAATAGCCGCTAACCATCCCATTGTTTCTGCGGAGATTTTGCTAAAGTGGGTAGAGAAGAACTCTACCACACTTTGCTTAACGCGATCAAAATCAATTTTTTTCGAATCAGTTTTATTTGAAGTTTCCATTGTTTTAGATTTTGTTGTTGAAGTTAAAATTGGCATTTACACTATCCTGCTTAACTACCATAAAAGATATGGCGCCCAATTTTGGCAATGGGTTTTTTACCCCACCCTGGTTGAACATAGTCAGCATGATAATACATTGCATTTTTGAGACTGGGTAGTCTAAAATTTTCCAGTAATACTTTTTTAGCAACTTCTGCACTTTCGTTGTACAAGGGTTGATAAATTGGGCGTACTCTGTGAGTACCATCACAGTACCAAGAAAACTGGCAAACTACTTTTGAGTAGATTACATTTTTCTGATATACGACTGCACAGATGTCATTGGGAAACTGGCTACTATTAGCGCGATTGATTGTTACTTGAGCCACAGCGACTTTACCTTCAAATGGTTCGCTGGCGGCTTCCCAATAAATGTTCTGCGTAAGGCATCGTAGCTGGCGAGATCTTTCTTCTCCAGTTACCGGATGCACAGCAGCCATCTCGGCCTTTTCGGCCTTGAGTGATTCAAATTTGTTTTTGGTGACCTCTACCAAGGTGTATGTAGCAAGCCACATACCAAAAACGATCGATACAAATTTTGCTATGTTAGGCAAATGTTGTCTCATCTTTTTTCCTCCTTTATAAGGTTGTAGTTTTATATAACGTTGATATTTTGAAGAAAACAACTGCTATAACCCCATAATAATGGTATATTATAACAATTTTATTGGTTTTTTACAAGTTAAATGGGCAGTTTATGGTTCAAGGCCCAGAAAAAAAATCTGGTGATCCTTGTGCTACAGAGGTACAACCTGTGATAGCATCACCTACTCTTCCAATACCTTTTCCATTTACAAATACTGTAGTTGATCCTATTGTAATGGCCGCTGCATGGGATGGACATGGGCTACCCGGCTCCAAATGAACAGTGTTTACATCTCCTTGTCTGCTCACAGGTATGTTATTAACAAATACATCAGACGACCCTTGTGCTCTCACCATGTCGGAACAATGGGTTACATCTGCGTCTCCAATTCGTGTCACTGCCGGCATAGTTTAACTCGCTTTATAATTGTATGTATCCATAAACAATCTCATGGTTTCTAATGTATTTAACACTTGTTGTGTTACTGGTACATTGTTGGATCCAGCAGATCCGGTCACTACAACGTTATATGTTCTTGTTTCAGACTGACGAGTATCTTGGTCCAATTTAAATAAATTTTTGTCAGCAGGCATATTTGCTAATCCAGTAACCACGGTTGGCGTAAGTCCTAATCCAGTAGCACCAGGTTCCAAATATGAAAACACATCAGTGAAAGTGGCGGTGTACTTGCCGCTTATGGTAACTACGTTTGCGTTTATAGCAATGTTAATATTGGGCTCTGCCGGCAATCCCACCAGTGTTGCAGTAACTGATGAAATTGTTTCGCCAAAACTTGTACCTATGTTGATAGTTGTACTAAAGGTTTGGTTAAAATCCACAGCAGGCAATACTGTTGGGCTAATTGTTGCCAAGCTTTTCAGTTTCCTTTCGTATCAACATTTGCAATTTTTCATTCCACATAGCAATTTCTTCATGCTCGTCCTCTGTATGCGGACCAGTAGTAATTTCAGGACGAAATTCAATCACATGATCAAAGTCGTCGGGAATGTCTTCGTAATTATGATAAGTGTTTAATTGACCATTTACCATAATTACAAATTTGTGCGTCATATCACTATACTTCCTCTGGTAACGGGTTCTATGCCTGTGGTAGTTTTTATATAGTGTTTTTGCATAGCGTCAATTGCAGGCGCATGCATAATTACGTGTTCTTTTTGTAATACTACGTTAACGTCTGCATCGGCTGTAAACAAACTTTGGATAAGTCCCATACCCTGCGAACTGGGCATGACTGTGCATGGTTTAGAAACTTCGAAACCTAAAGGGCCGGCATCTACAATTCGAGCAACGATTTCGTCACCTGTAATTATTTTGAAACTGACAATATCGCCTTCTTGATAACCTTTTGTTACTAACATTAATTTTTAACCTTTTCAAAAAATTCTTTTGATTGTTTTGCTAATCCATTGAATCCACCTGGAATCAATTCATAGCCATAAAATACTTGCGGTACACTTTTTAGACCTTTATCTAACAGCATCTGCCTCGATTCTGGATCTTTCTCGATGTTAATTTCGTTAAAAGGCACATTTTTACTTTCAAGTAATTGTTTTGCTCTGTCACAAAATGGACAATTGTTTTTAGAATATATTGTAAGCATAGTTTTTTATTATAGTGAATGTTTTGTATTTAAGCAAATTTATGTTGCTCGGGTATTTTATCAAGTATCATTTGGTGCATTTGATTCTTGATGCTTTTTCTATATGTGTACAGATGATTATGATTATGTTCTCGTATATCTTTTGTTAATTCTAATACTTCAATCGGAGACAATGTAGCAAGATATTCAAGTTGATCAAATGCTCGTTTAAATCTTTCAACAACATTGTCACAGTTATCGTAACTTTCATCTATGATTGAATCAAAAGTTCTGAACCCAAGTTTGTGTAAAAATTTTAAGGTGTGCATAGGACCAAACATTATAAACAAACGTTTGGCTAAAAGTAGTTTTGTTGTCTTTTCGGTAATAAAATGAGGACCAGGTCTATCTTTAGCAGTTGGGGTAGGGTTAGAATATAATGTTTCACAACACACACTGTACCACGTATGTTTATAAATATTCCATGGTGTTATTTCACTTATTTCTCTGTACAATTGTTTTGCTACTTCCCAGTCTGGATTCATGTTAGGTGACACATATGGCCACAATATATTGTTGCTTGTTATTTTGTTTGCTTCTTTGATGACTGAATTGTTTATGCCAGGATCTAAATCTGATACCCAATTGTCTCCTGGACTATGAAATATATCCCTATAGGTTACTATAGAATTATCCAAAAGGTCTTTGTTGTTTTGGAATCTTGCCATTACATAAGATCTGTGTGCTTTTCTTGCACCAAGTAAGGCATCAAATTTGTACAATTTATTTTCGTGTCCTACCTCTTGATATTGATTTAGCCGCATATGTTGAAACATCCACCATGGTCTGTAAATAAAATTGCTATCTACAACATCGTCTTTGATACCGCCAAGTGCTATCAAATAATTTTTTATACCGCTTCGTTTGATACAGTAATTTAATATTAGATCATTATCAGTGTATTCAATATCTGATAAAATTACAAGATCAAACTTTGACCAATCTATGTCACATAATTCTTTGTTGTAAGCATAACCACCAGGTTGATTAAACATAGCCGGGACAGCGGCCACACGATATGGTTGGTCCAAACATTCTTGTAAATTATCTGTGGTTTGAAATTGCGGATAATCTTCTCCCTGCCAGTCTGGAATAACATCAATAGCACCACGAGGAGGTAAGAAAGTAAATATCTTATATTTAAACTGTTTCATATCCTTGACGCAATGTCGTGGTATATCTTGTCAAAGTCAACTACTGTATCTGTTGTAAATTCATATAATATACTATCATTCAAGTTAGGACAAGCATCTACATAACAGTTAAAATCGTGCGAGTTTATTTTTTCGATATCAGATAATTTTTTAATTTCAAAACGTTTTTGTATGGTTGTGTTGATTGGTCTTTTTGTCATGGCATAATTAGCAAGATACTCGTACTCACTAAACCAAATTAAATTAGTGCCGCTTTCTCTTTGACAATTGTCAATGATACCATCTAAAAAATGTTTATGATGTTTGGTTTCTAATAGGGTTCGCATTGTATGCCAATCTTCTTTTAAAAAAGGCATAAATTCACTTACAAAACAGTCTTTAGTCTGTCTTTTAATACCTAAACCTTTATCTATTGCCCAATAGTATCCACTACTTTGAGTTATGCGCGGTAAGATAAAAAAGTTTGGTACTAAACCATCAAAACACCGATAGGGTCGTATAGCAAATGTATCAGGATCTTGTATAAGGATAGTTTCAAAATTAAAATAGTCAAGACTTGCAATTTTGAGTGCCTGTTGTCTTAGCCATGTACCTCTATAATCTCCAGGTTGATCCCAATTTAAAATTTGAGGATACCGATCAATAAGTTCTTGATCATTGACATATTGAAACCTATTTGGATCAAGACCATACTTACTCAATGCCGCTTGATAGTGCTTTTCTGCAATATTTGTAACTATATAGGTACGATCAATGCCTTCGAGAAAATGATCAAATTGAAAGGACATGATAGCATGTCCCATTCTGTATCCGCCAACAAATACTGCTCGAGCTGTCAAAGACTAAAACCCTTAAACGTGTTGTTGTCTACATCTTGTTTGGTACCACCAATCACATAACTTGAAATTTCTGTTTCTTGCGGTGCCACTTGAACTTCAGAGCCGGCGATCCATTTGGCTGTCCACGGCAATGGATTCGATCCTGGTTTCATACCGCAATTTAGACCAACTGCGGTCATACGCTTGCAGGTTAGCCAATCAACATATTGACTTAACAATTGTTCATTTAAACCAATCATGCTGCCATCTTTGAACAAATAATGTGCCCAGGCTTTTTCTTGTGCTGCTGCTGCCAAAAACATTGCTTCACATTCGGTACGAGTTTCTTCTTTTATAGAAGCATAATCAGGATCATCCTGAGGTAGCAATTTTAGTAGGGTTTGCGTGGACCCTAAATGAACGTTTTCGTCTCGTGCGATTAGTTTGATAATTTTGGCATTGCCTTCCATCTTTTTCAATTCTGCAAATGCCCACGAACAGGCAAATGAAACATAGAATCGAATGCCTTCTAATGCATTAACACTGTTCAAACATAACCATAACTTCTTTTTTAGATCATG